GTTAAATTAAGTGAAATTAGAAATGGTAAAGCCATTTCAAACGAGGCTTTTAACATGTATAAAAATTATTTGAACTGAAATTTACTTGCTCCCAAAAGACTTGGCATACTTGCTGCGGACCCACATGGCGTCCTGCTTGTAGATGCGGGACGCGCGGGGCAGGGTGCGCTTGGTCAGCGTGCTGATGGCGACCAGGCGGCGCATGACGGCCAGGGGCTTCTCGCCCTTGCTGATGCCCTTGCTGAGCGCCTTGTAGCGGTTGGTCTTCGCCTCGACGGGGTGGTAGCCGTACTTGGTGAGCATACCACCCTTGAGGCTACCGATCACCTTGGTGCTCTTGCCTGCCGCACCAACATCCTTGGAGGGAACGGCCGACACGCGGCTCATGCCCGCCTTGCGGACGTAGGAGTAGGACGTGCCATCCTTGCGAGAAACGCGAACAACCTTGCGAGTGACGCGGCGAACGTGGCTGGAACGCAGTGCTGACTTCATTTACTATGCATCAAGAAAAATTGGTGGCGTGACCCTTCATGAACATCTTGAGCTTCCCGTCATTTGACGTACCAAAATCAAATATATCCAGATCTCCCAACTCGAGGTCCATCGTCGGAACTTCATATATCGCTCTCAATTTCATTGTAGAATACAAAATCCCCATGGCGTATGATTTGAGATCCGTGACGGGTGAAGGTCGCGACCACCCGAGCTTCATTGCAAGGACTTCACTCTGGCCCAAAAACGGGCCCGAGGGGGTGGTCTCGGCTGCACCCCCATCTATATATGTAAAGTCTCCGATTTTTACAGTTGAAAATAGGAAAGGAATTGCGATGGTCGCGCTGACCACATCGATAACACTCAATTTTGGAGTGGAATTTACTGAAAAGTAGTCAGTCTTCATCAAGTCCACGCAGTAGGCGGATACGTGGAACTTGATGGGGTACCATGCGTAGAACTCTTCAAACGTAATGTCAGATTGACCTATGAATTTAACACACGCCTCGGAGAGAATCTTGCGAATTTTAGCCGGAGTCACGAGGCCGTAATTCTTCATGAAATTTTTCAAATTTGGTTTCATAATCTGTTTCACGGGCACGTCGAGTGAATAATCGAGAACCTTGGCAATGTCCCCTTTCGTCGCGAGAAACAGAAATCCCAGAAGGCCACCCGCTGACGCCCCCGAGATTTCCTCGAGATTGTCAAGACGACCGTCTTGTTTTAGTTTTGAAATTACTCCTAAATAAAGGAAGAAGCCCATGGCTCCTGGACCGATGGAGAGACATCGGACCATTCTACAATTTTAATTTAATAATACTGAGGGTACATGCCGCGCAGGAAGGCGAACAGCATGGCAAACACCAGCGTGTGGGCACCCACAGCTAGCGGCGAGGTCTGACCAGACACGAACAGACCGCCGTTCTTGGGGGGGATCGTCAGCAACAGACCGGGGGTCAGCAGCACGAAGAGAACCGCTGGGACGATCAGGTCGGTCATGGTCAGGCTGATCTTCAGCACAAACGTGGCGATCGCCCAGTAGACCAGAGCCAGAACCAGGGCGTGGAACACAGCCTGGATGAGGAGACCAGCGCCTGATGGCAGCGCCAGGAGCATACCCGGGCTGAGCACGGCGAACAGAATCGCGGGGACGAGAACCTTGGGACCGGTAATATCAAACATCTTACAAATTACCAATATAATTTTCTGCCCACCCGAAGAAATTTTCAGAATGGATCATGTCACAAATCACGGGGAGGTTACTTATGATGTTCCACATGATGCGGTGATGTTCGTTGGCGGCCTGAGACCGGTTCCAGCGGTCTGAATCTAAAACGAGAAGAACAAAATTAGGGAAGGTTGCTTTTAGGTTCATGTAATGAGCCTCTGTATATTCGCGGATCTTCATCCAACCATCTAGGAGTTCCTGGGAGTACATGTCCTGCCAGTCTTCTGGATGGAGTTCTAGGTCGAATTCATCCGACCCATCAGAGTCGTATGCAACGTCGTAATTGTACGCATCACGAGAGTACTCGTCATTGATACCCATCGTGTTTTGACTTGTGTTACAAACGCTCGTAGCCTCTAAGCTTCGAGGAGCGCCTTGAGGCCCGTCACCGTCACACCATCAGTTTGCTTGACGGGCGCAGCGTCCAGAATGGCCTGGAACGCCCCCTCGACCTGAGCCTCATTTCCACCAAAAAACATGCCCAAGCCCGTCTTTATGACATCCTTGGTCAGAGATCCCCTGGTTGTTTTTGTTTTGAAATTAACCTTCACCTTGTCATCGTGAACCTTTACGGTGTCAATAGAGCGCTCTTTCATTGTTTGCGTCACAAACTTGCGAAGATCCTTCTCGCGCCCATTGAGGACGCTGAGATCTTTGCGAGCCGCGGACAACTGGGCCTTGAGGCCGACCCACTCGGTCATGGCTGATTTAAAGTCCATATTTAGTAACTACGCAGTAGTTATTTGTGCGTAGCTAACGCGTAGCTGACGCGCGGGGAAGAAACTCACTGGTATTCCGGTGAAATCTCAAACTTGGGGCGCATGGTGTCGGGGGGGATCGTGCTGAGGTTGAAGATGCTGACTGGGGTACGGGGGTTGATTGGCTCCGAACGGAACTGCTGGTTGGCGTTACGCAGAACACCGCCAACCGTCTCGGGGTAACCAATCTGGCTGCGTGGGTCGAGGTAGTTCTGGCCCGACAGAATCTTGTCTGGGCTGAACTGGCCGAAATCCTCCGTCTGGATCACCTCGCGGGGGATCAGGCTGGATGACGACACGTCACCCTCGTATTCGGAGGATGGAACAGCGGCACCGGAGATGTCGCGCTGGTAAGCAGAGCCTTGGGAGCTCAGAGGGCCGTTACCAATATTCGCACCACCGAGTGGGCGGGGTGCGCTGAAGCCACTTGGCTTGGGGGCGAAGAGAAGAAGGAGAATGACTACGGCCAGAACCAGAATTGCCAGTCCCTTGCGATCCATATTATTAATAGTTACCGATAATTTTTTTGGGCTGGACTAGTCAAGGTAGTCGGCCGGATCCTCCTCCTCCTGGTCGACCGGCTCGTCTGAGAAAAGATACTCCTTGGAAAGTTCGGGCGTCTTGGGTGGCGCCCGGACTCGTACTTGAAGAATGCGCCAGATGGGGCCGAACGACTTTTTCAGAAACCAGAGACCAGCCAACTCGAGCACCACATCGCACGACGTCTCGGGCTGGATATCCTGGAGCTCGACTGGATTCTTGCGAGTGTCAAACGCAAGGGTCGCCACCTGCCCCTTCACGGTAACGAGAGATGCACCCAACACACCATCAGTCACACTCTCCTGCCACGCGCTCTGGATGGTCTCGTCGCTCAGCTCCTTGCCGAACCACTCCTGCTTGGACAGCTTCGCCTGGGTGAGGATATGTCCGTCAACCTCCGCAAAAATGTTGGAATCCGTCTTGAAATTCACAGACTTGGTGGCGAGGGAGTCCTGCAGGATAAGACCGTTGACCTGGTGACGGGCGCCGCTGATCTTCAGGAAATATCGGCCGTCTGGGAGTTTCTGTGGCGTCGCGTACTCCATTTTATACTAAGAACTAATTTCTTCTTTAAGAGTAGATGAGTGCATGCTCTTCCGACCTGATAACCAAGGGGTGTCAATGCCTGTCCAATCCGATTGACCCTGGGTCACAGGTTTGCGCTTACATAAACAGGCAGAACGGCCTGGTGTCGCCGTGCGACTCTGGATGCTGCGTCCCAAAATGCAAGATCAACAAAGATCTGCCTGGTATTCTTCAATTTCAAAATGAATTCCGAGCATCAACTGGAACGACTCTGCCCCCTCAATTCGGAGTCAATCTCGTCACGAGTGATCAGCCTACCGGAATCAAGGGGGCGGCGGATTTCACACCAGCAGATCCCCGATACCAGGCGGTATGGGAGCGAATGATTATTCCGCTTTTGATGCTGGTTATTGTGTTTTTGGCCATCGCATCCCTGGCTTAAAGATGGCCGTCGTGTATAGGGTAGAAATGGCCACCACTACCCCAGTTACACTCGAGCTGATTGCCAAGGAGTTGAAGGCGCTGCACAAGGATGTGCGCAAGATTCGTCAGCACTTTGAGGACCCAGACGGTGAGAAGCAGGCTGCACGTTCCCAGAACAACGGGTTCAACAAGCCTCTGAACGTGACCGACAAGCTGCGCACCTTCCTTGCACTGGGAGCCGACGAGAAGATTTCTCGGTCCCAGGTGACTGCCCGTATCAACACCTATGTGACCGAGAAGAACCTGAAGGCGGGTCAGAACATCACCCTGGACGCGACTCTGAAGGACCTTCTCCAGCCACCAGAGGGCACACAAGTCACCTTCCTGAACATCCAGAGGTACATCAACCCCCACTACATCAAGGAGGAGAAGGCGGTGGTGGAGAAGAAGCCCAAGGCGCCGGTCGATCCTGATGCGCCCCCCAAGGAGAAGAAGGTTCGCCCAAAGGTTGCCAAGGCACCAGTGGCTTAAAAGTGTGAGTGTAATGTAATACAAAACAAAATGGAGACGGAGTCCCCACCAGAGCTTTCACGTGAAAACCTGAACGCTCTAGTTGGAACTAAAATCAAAGACCTTGCACTGTATCGCAGGGCGTTTACGCACAAGTCGGCCCTGAAGCGTTATTCCGGTCTGACTGGTTCGTATGAAACTCTTGAATTCATGGGCGATTCGGTACTCGGATTTATAATTACAAAGCATCTCTTTGATCAGTACGAAAAGCATCAGGAGGGCTTCTTGACCAAGGCGCGGACGAAGATGGTTCGGGGCAAGACGCTATGTGAAATTTCAAAAACTCTGGGTCTCGAGAAGATGATTCTCATGGATGAAAAGGGGGACCGCAACGGCTGGAACACCAACGAGCACATCATGGAGGATGTCTTCGAGGCTCTCGTGGGTGCAATCTATCTGGATCTTGGCATGGTCCATGCGAAGCAATTCGTTCTCGCATCATTCACGAAGGTTGAGACGTCTTTGGTGGATGACAATTACAAGGATCAACTCATGCGCTGGTGTCAGGCTCTCAAGTATCCATTACCGGATTATCGGGTCGATGGCCAGACGAATGGTCAATTCTTCATAACTGTCGTGGTAGATGGTATGGATTGTGGGGCTGGTTTCGCCCTCACGAAGAAGCAGGCGGAACAGAACGCCGCAGAAATTGTACTTAAGACTGATCCTCGTTTCAAGAGCAAGAATGGAGGCCCCCCAAAGCGAGAGCGTTGTAACGAGGGCGCTGGAGCTAATTGCGGCTGAATACGCTGAACAAAGATCAGATGAATGGTTAGAGCTCCGTGAGCAAATGATCACAGCAAGTGACGTGGCGAGTGCCATAGGTGAAAGTCGGTACGAGTCTCCAGATGCATTTGTAAAGAAGAAGGTGCTCAGGACCAAGTGGGCCGGAAACGCCGCAACTGCGCACGGTACTCTTCTAGAGCCCTTTGTCCGCGACTTGTATGATCAGCGAACTGGTCGCAAGTCTCACGAGATTGGCCTCGTACGACATCGCACGTATTCGTGGCTCGGGGCGTCACCCGATGGCGTCACGGAAGACGGAATCCTCGTTGAAATAAAGTGCCCATTGACGCGCAAAATAGAGGCAAAGGTGCCCAAGCATTATTTACCCCAAGTGCAACTGCAGCTGGAGATTACTGACCTCGAGGAGTGCGACTTTATTCAGTACAGACCAGGGGGTGCCGAAACCCCAGAGGAGTTTGTGGTTGTGCGCGTCAAGAGAGATCGCGCGTGGTTTGAAAAGAACCTTGCAGCCATGAGGGCGGCGTGGGATCGCATAGTCAAAGGTCGGGAACATGGATTATCTGAATTGGTTGTAGACGATTCAAAAAACGTGTGCTGTCCGGCCGAGTGCCAACTTGTGGATGACGGAGAGACATGTCCCAGTTGGGCCCAGAAGTAACCGTTCAAGAGGTTGATGACTGGATCGCAAAACTCGATAAAAAACAAGGATATCTTAAAAATGTCATAGCGTTCTTGATGACGGTGATTGGCCGCCCCATCAAGAGCCCCTTACTCATCAGAATCCCAGGGAGAGAGGACAACATGGTTCATAAATCAAGAAGATGGTACGAAATTCGCGATGCGCAGGGGTACAAGGGCCTTGTGAATTACGAAGACGAGATTGGCCGAGCCATTGGGTTGACCCATGAACAGTGGTGTCTGACGACTTCGGAGAAGGTGGAGAGCGTCGATAGGGGTGTGAATAAAAAGATTGCCGACAGGGTGTTCCGTCGGGACAATTCCACGTGTCGAAGGTGCGGGGCCGTAGCGGGTCAACCTCACCAACAATTTCCAGATAAAATAGTGAAGCTTCATGTCGGGCATCTCGTCCCGTTTACGTTGGAGCGCAAGGTCAAGTACACGGAGGATGACTTTGAGACGCTATGTTCCCAGTGCAACGAGGGTGAAAAGGCGCATGTGATGACGACAGACATGAAGATTGAAATGCTCACGCGCCAATTGGAGCGGCTTCGAGCATCTTTGCGAGATGAACAGCAAACCGACACGGCACAGCATTGCCAATCTGCCGATACATCGACGACACCGACCCCTTGAAAACGAAAGAGTCTGGAAAGGTTTGTATCCTAGCGCACTCGCGAACCGTCAAGCGCCGCTCCATGCTTGGGTGGTTGTGAATGACTGGGCCACCGCTGCCGCCACCGCGTCCTGTGATGGTTGGTGACGCGTCGTCCCAGACGAGTTGACGGTTCCCAAGATAACCCGTTAACCGGCACTTGTGAGCGGTTCCCACGTGCTGAATTGATGCGTCATATGCAATTGGCAAATCACCAATTGCACTTTGTAGCGTTAACAGCTTACCCACAGGCTCTGGCCACTCGAGCTCGTAGTCAATGTCGGTTCTGACCCCCGTGAAAATCACTCGCTCCCGCTTCTGTGGAACGTCATAGTCTTTTGTTTTGAAAAGACGGTATTTCACCTTGTATCCACACTGCATTAGGTCCTCAAGAATCATCTTCATGATGCGCCCCGTCTTGTTCTTCTTGTCGAGGGGTGTGTCGTACCCCCCCATGTTCATGAGCCCTTTCACATTTTCAAACAAAAAATAAGATGGCTTTTTCAGACGGAGAATACGAACAAGCTCTTCATAAAGCTGATTTCGTGAGTCTTCAGGAGTTCGGTAGGGATTAGCCATGGAGAACCCCTGACATGGGAAGCCGCCTATAATGAGATCGCAGTCTGGTACTTCTGTGATCTGCTTGATGTCTCCGCAGTGTGGTTTAATTTTAAAATTCAATTCATAGGTGTCACACGCGTGTTTATCAAAGTCGTTGACGTAGACGTGCGTAAAGTTGGGGTTCTCATGGAACCCATAATCGAGCCCCCCGCATCCTGCGAAAAAAGAAGCGACTCTCATCCTAGACTAAACGCCTCAGGAATCTCTAAGTAGTTAAGAAGGGTCCACGCTGGATGGGTATGGATTGCCGTCACAAGAATCGTTTCCTGAAGTGCCGCGAGTGCATGGGGAACTTTTGTGCCGGGTGCATTCAGCTCGAGGTTCATAATTGCCCCAAGCTGGATGAACGGTCTAAAAATGAAAAGGAGAATTTATCAAAGAAATTAGTCAAGGTGGTGGCGCCAAAGGTTGCTACTTTTTGATACGCGAAAACAGGTACACGACCAGTGCAATAAGAGCAAGCCACATGAGCAAGTCTGAGCCTCCTACTCGCGCCGTCCATGTGTCATCTTTGGCACGGCGGCCACCCGTCCAGCTCCACGGCTGACCTGGGCGCATCCAAGTGACGGTGCCATCGGGGAACTCATTCTTGCGCGCTGGGAAACCACGGAACAGAGCCGGGCTGCTATCCGCCGTCTTTAAGTACATGGACCCTGAAATGTTCATGATTGGATCGGCTGAACCTTCGAGTTCGTCCATGTAAATCGTGGGCTTTTCGCTCATCTGAGTCG